GTATAGTAGTAGGTAGGGGGAGGAGGTAGGTAGGTGGGGTGGGGGGTGTATATTTCTGGTAAAGTACGCATAACACAAAAGAGACCTGTATAACACCGATAACAATATAAACACACTACCGCAGTAAGTGAGTATATGAAGAGAATAAACGAAACATTCACAGACGAAGAATTCAAACTACTACAAGAAGCAAAAAAAGAAACAAACTGGCACGACTTCATAATGAGACTAACAAAATGAACGAAACAACAGAAAAAGCAATACGAGCAGCATCACTAGCAATCATAGTATACATAGTATTCATAATAGGAACAACCCTACTACAATGAACCCAAACCAAACAAACCAAGAACAAATAGTGCCTAAAAACCTAGAAGGAAGTACTGGTAATAGCCGTTGTGCGAATGTTTCTATAAAAACCCCTTATAAACGCTATTTCGGCTCAAAAAACCAGTGGTGGAACAAATGCCAGTAAACATACACCACGACGAGATGAAAGCATGGAAGTACGTTGAACAGACAATAAACAAAATACTACGTGACAACACAAGCATACTATACGACCAAGTAGTACTCAACACAATAAGATCTTACCCTGTAGGGATGAGCCAGGTAGACAAACATCTCAAACGATTCTACATAGAAACAGACGTAGTACGTCTAGAAGATGGAAGACTAGTATCACCAAAGAAAAAGGAGACAAGCGATGCCTAAACTACACACAAGAACAGTAACAGTAACAGAAGAATACGAGTGCAACAACTGCAACAAAAAACACCGTTTCACAGGAAACAGACCACAACTATGCGCAACCTGCGAAACAAAATTCTGCAGCATGTGCGACAACTACCTAGAAACACAACAAGAACAAGACCAACAACTATGCGAGGACTGCAACAAATGGATGAACAACTAAACGACGAAAGAATCAACAACATGACAACAGAAGAAGCAATAGAACTATTCGAAAAACTAATACAAAAAAAGAGGCAAGAATGATACAAACACAACTGCTCAAACCAACACACAAGTGCATGAACTGCAAGACAGAATATTATAACAACCTCAAAGCACTAGACTGCTGCTACTACAACAAAGTAGAGAGAATAAAATGAGCTGGGTACAACTAAGAGACAGTCGAATGCTTTTCTACACGCATATGCTCCACAATGAAGTTCGTTTACAATTTGCGATAAACGTTCCTTTCGACGCCCAATTTATGATAGACCTTCGACGTGATGAAGCCATCGATTTAGCAAACAAACTACTTATTGCTGCAAAAGATTGTAAAAATAACTTAGGAGAAGATGATGAATGATTGAAGTTGTGCGAGTTATATGCCCTCACTGCAATGGAAGTGGAAGGTGGTGTAAGACTCAAGCAACATACCCGGATGGAACAGTACTAATAGAAACTAAACCTATGAGTTGCAAAGGCAAGGGCTACATACTAGCACAAATATGGCAAGGACCACCAAAGAAACCATCTACCACTAGCAAAACAGCATACAAAATACAAGGACTAAAAACAAACGAGGAACAAGAAAACAATGGATAGCAAACAATTCGTAAGACAAGGTAACTACATCAATCTCAAAACAGTAGAAGCACTAGCACCAGATGAAAGAACATTCGTGATACTAGGAGAAGGAGCAGAAAAACTATTCACTAACGATGGTGTAACAGAACAAAAGCTCGCAATACCAGTTAGTCACACAACAACGAAAACAACATACGAGTGGAGTCTTGGCAACAAAGCAATACAAGCACTCGCAGACGAACTAAAGACGTACGATACTAAACTATGGGTTGGTGCAGTAATCAAACTACTCGTTGTGCAACTACCTAAAGGAGCTAAAACAGTAACAGCAACAGTACTACAAAAACCATAGGACAACAATATGATTAGTGACACCTGCACAACACCACATCTCAATAATAGATTTAAATATCTGGATGGACAAAAAACTCCTGTGGAGTTTTCCTCCTCAGTTATTAATCAGTTTTTTTCGTTGTTTGTTGTGCAGGTTCCGTGGAGTGCTCTTGATACACAGGCTTCGCTTCGCTCGCCTGTTCTTACTTGTTTGACTTCTGGGGGGGGCTCTATGGGGTACTTGGTTTTACCAAGTACCCCTAATACTACTAACAACGACGTGAGAGGGAGGGGGGAGACGCCGAAGGCGTCGAGTAAGAGCAGACCAAAGAGCAGACAATGCTACATATGTAGAAGACCAAGTATTGGTAAGAGATGTGCAACATGCACACACAGAAAGAGCAACCGAAGACACTACACAAAACAATATCAAGTAAATAATAACACAGCGGATACGGCATCGGCGCGAAGCGGTGAGGGCTGGATCTCGCAGAAAAATTCTGGAAATGGTGTTAAGGGTTGAAGATTGGTTTTTCTCTTGATTCTTGGCAGCGTGATGTTTTAGCTGCGGAAGGGAACCTTTGTATTTGTAGTGGTCGTCAGGTTGGTAAGTCTCAGGTTATTGCTATTAAGGTTGCTGAGAAGGCTGCTACTCAGGCTAAGAAGCATATTGTAGTGGTTTCAGTAACTGAAGATCAGGCTGAGCTTATGATTCAGAAGGTGCTCATTCATCTTGCTGATAATTATCCTAAAATGATAGCTAAGGGTCGTAACAAGCCGACGAAACACGTCGTGAAGCTCACGAATGGTTCTGAAATAAGGACTAAGGCTGTTGGTCAGTATGGTCTTGGTATTCGTGGTCTTACTGTTGATGTTCTTGTTGGTGATGAGGCTTCTTATATGCCTGATGCTATTTGGGGTGCTGCTACTCCTATGTTGTTGACTACTGGTGGTAATATTTGGTTGTTGTCTACTCCTAATACTCAGTCTGGTTATTTTTATGAGGCTTATACTAATCCTGATATGGGTTTCCAGACTTTTCACGTTAATTCTGAGGAGGTTGCTGAAGCTCGTAGTGAGCCTCAGCGTAGTTTCATGTTGTCTTATCTTGCTAAGGAGAAGTCTCGTATGACTGATCTTGAGTATGCTCAGCAGTACTTGGCGCAGTTTCTTGAGGAGCAGGGTCAGTTGTTCCCTGATGAGCTTATCACTCAGTGTCAGGTTCTTCAGCGTAGTGGTGTTATTGATCCTGGTGGTAAGCGTTTCTTGGGTGTTGATGTTGCTCGTATGGGTGGTGATGAGACTACTTTTGAGGTTCTTGAGCGTCGTGGGGTTATATTTTTCCATATGGAAAATATCATTAACAAATACACGTTAACTACGCAAACTATTGATAAAATAATCGAACTAGACACTCTCTACGACTTCGGTAAGATCTATATTGATGATGGTGGTTTGGGTGTTGCTGTTTTCGATCAGTTGCTTGTGACGGATCAGGTTAAGCGTAAGGTTGTTGCTATTAATAACGCTTCTCGGTCTTTGGATCGTGATGATAAGCGTAAGCGTAAGCTTCTCAAGGAGGATCTCTACTTAAATCTTAAGCGTATGATGGAGAGCGGTCAGATTCTGCTTCTCAACGACCCTGAAGTATTTACGAGTTTGAAGAGTATTATTATTGAGCATAGTCCTAAGACTGCTCAAGTAAAGATTTACGGTAGGTACAGTCACATTGCCGAGGGCTTGATTCGTGCTGCTTGGGCTGTTCGTGACACACATTTAAATATCTACTTTGAGGTTTTGTAGTTTTATGGCTGATACTGGTATTTTCGCTACTACTGCTGAGGTTGGTTATAAGGCTGGTAGTGGTAAGAGTGCTACGAGCAGTGCTGAGGCTTATGTTAATAGTTTTATGACTCAGGTCGAGGCTGAGATTAATACTACTTGTCGTTACAACTTCTCTGATAACTACGGCTCGCTTAATGTTGATACGAGGGGTATTCTCAAACAAGTTGCTAGTAACTTGGCTGCTATCTATGTCATAAGCTACGATATGAGTGGTTACAATAGTCGTGTTGAGGCTGAAGACCTTATCAACGTTTTGCGTGATGCTGCTCTTCGTAACCTTGCTCTTCTTAAGGATAAGAAGCATACTGATTTCATCAGGGAGCAGACTTAGTATGGCTCTTTCTTTTTCTGGTGGTTTGTTTCAGAACGCTGATCCTGCTACTGATGACAGCCGTCGTTTGTTGTCTAGTCCTGCTGCTGAGTGCGTATTAAGTTTGAGCGGTGGTAGTTCTGAGGCTGGCAGTATCTTCGACATCTTTGATGATGATACAAGTACTTTTCATAGTTACGTATATACTTCTGCTGTTAACAACACAGATACTACTTATACTTCTACTATTGATTTCTTGAAGGTAATTACTGCTAAGACTTTGTGGGTTCTTTATTCTAGTTATAATGATAATGGTAAAGGTGCTTACGGTACTGTTACACTGCAGATTAGTACTGATGGTTCTAGTTGGACTGATTTAGGT